GTATGCGGATTGAGAAGAAATTAGGCATAGGAGTCTAATATGGGATGGGCATCAGGGAGCCAATTGGCAGAGGAATTGTGGGAAGAACTGCAACCTTTGTTAAAACGCGGCGTCAAAGAGAAAGCTGCACGACTGATTGTCGATGCGTTTGAGAATCACGATGCAGATGACTGGGATGCTGCTCCAGCAGGATTATATTACACTGCGTACCCAGAACGATGCTTGACTGATTGGGATGAATTATGATCGTTGGTGTGGACGTGGATGATGTAGCGTTGGACTTAATGGGTGAATGGCTACGTCGATATAATGCGGATCATAATGATTTCTTGACCAAGAATGATATTAAGACATGGGATATATTTAATCATGTCAAGTGTGGTCACAAGATTTATGACTATCTGAAGCACTCTGACTTGTATGATAATATCCAACCCGTTGAAGGAGCAGTCGAAGCAATTAAGGCTCTACGGGATATTGGAGACAGAATTGTCTACGTCACTAGCTGCGTCCGTGGACCAATGTTCGATGCGAAGTGGGGAGCATTGATCCGGAATGGATTGCTCTCGGAGAATCGTGTTGAGAACGATTATATTGGCGCAACGGATAAGACGTTGATCAAAGTCGATGTCATGATCGACGATAAGCCAGAAACTATCAAAGCAATCGGCATGCGTGGGAAATTGTTCAAACGCCCATGGAACGATGGAACTTGGACATGGCCGAGGTTGGTTCAGGCATTGGGCGGGCGGTACGCACAGGCTGATGGAGTACGAATCTAATGTCATTGACTAGTGATCGACAGGAACGGAAGAATGCCCCAATGGCGCGGGGTTTGCTGGATTACTTTCCTCATGCCCTAGCCGAAGTAGCGGAAGTATCGCGTGTTGCGAATGAGCAACATAATCCCGGCGAGGAAATGCACTGGGCGCGTGGGAAATCAACAGATCACCCTGATTGCATTATCCGGCATCTCGTTGACCGAGGCAAACGGGATACTGATGGACTCAGACATATGGCCAAAGTTGCATGGAGAGCTTTAGCTGAATTAGAGGAAGAATGCGAGCGCGACGGCGCGGAGCCGGGTAGAGCTAGTAAATTTCCAGAGAAAATAAATGAACACGAACGATTTTAATAGATATCAACGGGCCGCGATGATTACGTTGGCTCCAGAGGTCAAGGCGGATAAGACCAAGGCATTGAACAATGCTGCATTGGGACTTGCTGGAGAAGCTGGTGAAGTTGCGGATCATGTGAAGAAGGTATTGTTTCAAGGACATACATTGGATGTAGCTAAAGTGAGTAAGGAACTAGGCGACATACTTTGGTACATTGCCGAAGCTGCGTGGGCATTAGATTTACCTATGGCTTTGATTGCTGACGAGAATATTGCGAAATTGGCCAAGCGATACCCAGAAGGCTTCACTGTAGAACGGTCGGTAAATCGTGCAGAGTAATACCTGTTCCGAGCCCGGATGCGATAAGCCGGTAAAGAGTCGGGGCCTATGCATGACGCATTATCAAGCCCAGCGGAGATCGGGAAAATTGAAACCTCCAGCTACGACTCCGGCTGTACCATTGGTCAATTGGCCTAAGGATTTGGGCGAGCAGATGGCCCTTGCTCGGACGACGGAGGATTGGCAAAAAATAGCCCAAGTAATCGCGCCGGTAATGCAATCCATATTAGACGGTCGTACCAGAGCCACCGCGTCACAGGTATCCTTAATGAAGGATGTGTTGAACCGTGCATATGGTCGAGCAGTGGCGACGCAGAGTGAGAAAAAAGTAGCAGCCGGGATAGTATTACTCCCTACCCTAAACACTGGCGAGTCTGCTCATGTATGTCCACGTTGTGGATTTGATGCTATGAATCCCTTAGACAAAGATACTGTTAAAGAACGAGCACTAAAGGCATTGGCGGAATGAAACCATTTACTCGTAAATCGACGCCAGTAGCAACAGTCTCTCCAACAATCAAAGATATCTATTGGGCTGCTGGCTATCTAGAAGGTGAGGCGTGTTTCTTTTGGCACAAGCGAACACATAGCCAACAAATTACTGTAGCTTCGACTGACGAAGGCCCTATTGCTAGATTGCAGGAATTGTTTGGTGGAAGCATAGTATATAAGGTTAAGAAGACTCCAAACCACAAACCACAGTGGCATTGGAATGCTCATGGGCAACGAGCTAGAGGAATTATGATGACGCTATATCCTCTATTATCTATTCGTCGCCAAGAGAAAATACAGGAGTGCTTGAGCAATTAGTCGTTTACTGTGGAAGCCCAACGCTGGGCCTCAAACTTCATTCCTATCTTCAACAGTTCGAGAGGTAATGTACGGTGGAGCAGTCGGTGGAGGAAAGACTGATTCACTTATTATGTTGCCTCTTTATCGCGTAGAGCATCCTAAACATAGATGCTTAATGTTGCGTCGAACCCGCCCGCAATTGCAGGAGGTTATCGACCGAATGCAGCAGTTGTACCCAGAGATTGTCCCCGGTGCGGTCTGGAAAGAAGCTGAGTCGCGTTGGAGATTCCCGTCTGGAGCAATAATTCAGCTTGGATACGCAGAACATGAGAAAGATATTTTGAACTTTAAGACGTTCGAATACGATTTGATTTGCGTAGACGAACTAACGTCATTTACTAAATATCAATATCTCTTTCTATTTTTGCGAAATCGTACCAAGTCTGCGGATTTGCCTCCGCTAATGCGGTCGGCAACAAATCCCGGTGACGTTGGACACGCGTGGGTGTATGAGAGATTTCTGGATAAGAAATTACCATACGTAATCTACGATGATACCGTCGAAGTCGAAGGCCAGCAATTGTCGATTCCACGGCAATTTATACCGTCGAGAATTTGGGACAATCCGGCGCTACCAAATCGTGAGGCATATATTGCCGGTATCATGCAAATGTCGCCGGAAGACCAAGCGGCGTATCTATACGGAGACTGGTCACAGTTGGCTGGGGCGATGTTCCAAGCCATGCTTATCGCGCCAAAGAATGAATTGGCGGATCGGGATTATTTCCTAGTCCGCACGATTGACTTTGGTATCGTTGATCCTACGTGCGTGTTGTGGTTGGCTCATTATCCTAAGTCTGGAATGACTGATGTGGTATCGGAGTTGTACCTCCGGGGTACTACATTGGATGAGGTAGCCAAAGCGGTAAAGTTACGTGAGTCGCAGATGAAATTGCGTATGCCGGTCTATAGTGTCGGTAGTCCGGAAATGCAAGCGAAACAGGCGACTTCAAATCAGTCCATTGCCACCATGTTGGCGACCCAAGGTGTCACGGTGGATAAGGGGAATATTGATATTCCCGCTGGTTTATCCCGTATCCGTACGCTCCAGCAACGTGGTGCTCTCCGCGCTTGGCCGGGTGGTGATAGTGAGGGAATCTGGGGAGCGCCGAATCTATGCCGCACGTTGCCGATGCTTCAGCGTGATACGGGGATCAACAAAGACCCAAATAGACTCCGGCCTAGACAGGAAGACCACCCCGTAGACAGCCTACGCTACGGAGTCATGGCGATTTATGAGTCTGCTGAAGTGGTAATCAAGCCTGAGCCAGTGCCAGAAGACCCAAATCGCGACTATACATTCGACAAGATGATGGCGGAGCTACGTAAACCTAAGGGGTCATTATACTTACCCGATCTTGGCAACTGGAACTTTTAACCTAAATATGATTACTATACTATTGACAATTGCGGTAATTTGTGCTATATTCCTAGGGTCATATCTACGCCTATGGCGGAATCCACCGGTAATCCGGGTTGAAGTCCATGCCCCGATAATCATACCCGATGGATTCAAACTAATCACCCAACGTATCCCAGCGGCCATTGAGACTGATAAGCCCACTGAGGAAACGTTGCCGTTGGATATTATTGAATATGCCGAGGGCGAATCTGACCCTTGGGCGATTGAGGGCCGTAAGCGTCGAGCCCGTGCGCTGAAGCAAGAAGTCGGAGACTGGGATACAGTGCTCCGCATCATGCAGCGCGAAGATGATCCGGATATTAACTAATGTACGTTAAGCTCGATAACCACAAAGACTGGATTGAGATTTCTCCGTACATTCCGTGCCCCGGCAAAAAGCCATATTTGATTCTTGACGGATCATTTTACTATGTGCTAAGCCGGGACTCAAATCGTTTAGCTGTTGACGGACATTTCTGGAGAAAATTTGGGTTATCTTTTTCTCATGTTGAAAAATTAGTAAGTAGACTACGTAAACGTCCTAGATGACATCAATCCCACCAGAAGCAGCTACATCTACACCTGATTCGCTAACGCCGGATAGTACGCCAACTGCGGATCAGTCTCAGAGATTAAAGCGAAAATTTGGTAGTGCGTTCCCCGATTTAAATTCCACGAATGGTCCCGACTGGAGACGATGGATC